AATGCCTCTCGTATTGCCTTCGCACCGATTATTTGAATCGGAAAACCAAAAGGAGTTTATATTATGAAAGTATCTAATTTCACATCTAACAACGGTAACAAGGTTGCTAATCAATTTATTATTGAAAGATTTGTTCACTATGGTGATGCTAATAACCTACCAATGTGTACAGTGCGGGAACAAGTTTTTCAGTCTTATAACAGCATTATCGCCCGTAGAACATCCGACCCTTGCGGCCCTGATTTCATTGAACTAGACAGTTATTATTGGGATTACAGCGTCACAACTGGCAAATATCGCAATAAGTTTTTGGGTGAAACCAAAAAGGAAACCGAAAAGAAAATCGCAAGCGGTGAATATGTTTTAACTGATTTGAACGGGGCAAAATAATGAAATACTGGATAGAAGACATATTAGCGTTTATTTCAGTTTGTTTATTTGCCGTAGTGGTTTTATTGCTCGGCATAGGTTTGGGAGCTTAAAAATGAAGTATGTATCTTTCCACAAATCACCTATCGGATTCCATGTTTTTGAGGAAGGTAGGGAGCATCCAGTAGGGTATATAAAACGAATTGATGATAAATATTGCATTATTCACAACAGACTAACGCGAGAAGAAAGACAGGATTATCACAATTTAACCGACGCAAAAAAGAAAATAACCGAATTAATAAACAGATAATTAAAAGAATAACTCCAGCCCGTCACATATTAGCTTATGTGGCGGGTTTTTTCTTTTCTGATACCAAACCAGCCAAAAACAACAAAACGCCCTGACAACGTAAATATGAGGCTTGCAGCGGTAATGCCTTTAATATGGTGTTTCTTGTCTAGCTAGTATCTTGCTTTCAGCACTATCGAGAATTTGCCTGAATGATTGCGCCAATGTGCCTTGTAATTCGTTGTTATCGACTGCTTGCCGCAAGTTTTCCTTGTGCTGTGCTATGCTCTCAAGACTCCAGCCCATGCTTTCGGGATTGTCTTTGTTGCGTTTTATTTCTTCCTTTTGCTTTGTCGGGTTTTCATAGCTGGCAAGATGTGTCTGTTTAGCTATCCAAATCTGTCCATGTTTCAAAGCGCATTTTCTTAAATCATTAGGCATGTACCATGTGCGAATCGTCGTGCTTTGAATCATGTCTTTACTGATTTGTTTACAGTAATAACTAAAATCTTCTTCACTCATGTCACCTGATAACTGACTGTTAGCTGATTCAAATAATGCCTCCAAATATGCGGCTCTTCCTTCTCTCATATCATCAGCTTGTAGATGCCTTGGCGCATTAAATAAGGCTTGCATATCTTTAAGAATACAACCCCAAATAATACGTTTTCTTGTCTCAAAATCCATAGTTTTCTCTCCTCTTTTAACGTCTAACAATAGACGCAACTATCCTTAAATCCCTGACGTGATAACTGTCTTATCCAAACCTATACATCTCCTATACAACCTTGTTAATCGTGTTAGTTGTTTTGTTATCTTTTCTTTAAGCATTAAACGACAAGCGCAAACAATATTCACACTGCGCTGGGGGCTTGTGTGAAATATGTTTGCTTGTGTATGTGTTATCGGTGTTATCATGTTCGCCTTACGGCTCAAGTTTAAAAAGGTTCGTAAATCTGTCAAGTGTTATTTTCCACATCTACACCACATGCTCTCAAGTACCTGTGCATAACGTCAATAACTGGTTTGTTTATGTCTTTTGCTTTCTTAAATGTGTAGTCATGCGGGTCAACATATTCAATCTCAGTTACGTTGCATTGCCCAACATCAATCGGCTGGCTTGGGTGCGTTACATGCTCACCAATGAATAACAGCGCACGTTTTCCTGCCAGCAAATATGTGTTGACTATATCTCTCAGCATAATCATCTGACCCGTCGGGACTTCCACGCCTGAGACTTTCAGCTCGCCCAAAATAATAAGTCCATGTGAATTTAGCTGATAACAGACATCAATATCGCTGGGTGTATAGTCACCAATATACAGGCTCTTGAAGTCCTTTACCTGACCCATACGCCGCCTGTATTTGATTAGTGAATCATTCATCACAAAGCCATTCACGCATTATCATAGCGGCAGTATCCCAATCCATCACGACTGGCCTCAAGGCATCTTGAGAATACTCAAAGCCTTCCACAAACATCAGCATATGTTCAGGCTCAAAGTCTGGATTTATTGTCACCAGAGGAAGCACCACCCTGATAGGTTGGCGGTCATATTTGTATATCAGCACAGGCATGTAATCATTCTGGCTTGACCTCTTAACTTGCTCCCACCAATCGTCTTTAAACCAATTACTGCCCTGTTGTGCATATCGCTTGCACTCAACAAGAAAAGGCTTCAATTCAATATCAGCCCCACCTGCCCTCGTTTGCTCAAGGTTTCTCTTCACACTAATATTAAATGCCTCGCCTATCATCTTGCAGACATCATTTTCAAATTTATGTCCTTTGACACGACTATCAGTCATCTAATAAATCCTTTACAAAACTATTGGCATCAACTGCCCCGCCCGTCACCTTGACTATGCGTGGCAGAGAACACTCCCAATCGGGATAAGCAACCCCGCTACACCACCTGCTGACCACTGACTGACGTACACCAACTCGCTCACCAAACTCGCGTTGCGATAAGCCATTCTCTTCCAAGTATTGTTTTAAATCTTTGCACATACTTAACAGGTATAGTGATTTGTATATTCGGACAAGCCTGTACTTTTGAATAGGCTATCCTTTTATACAGGTGACAATGAATATGGGGGGTGTATTTTAGGGGGTGATAGATATGAAGGAGTAAACATGAAAATATCTACTAACATTAGTGACCTGTTCTTTAACTTTGAACTGCCAAACTATCGCCAGTTCTGCATGGACAATCAAGGTCACGCTGAAGGCGTTAAGGACGCATTGTCTAAAGACGCTAAATTTTTCCTTGAGTGTGCTGGACAGATTTGCCCACACACCACAGAGGAACTCGTAGAAGACTTTATGAGTCGAGTTTGAACTATGGAAACACTTGAGGAAGTAAACAGAAAGCATCACAAGCGCAATGAGTTTAAGGCTCTTATCAAGGAGCTTAGTCAGAAGCGTGAAGCTGGGGAGATTACCTCAGATGAAATGGTGAAGCGACTAGATGACTTTGAAAAGACTTTATGAGTCGAGTTTAACTAACAGGGGCGGTCTAGTGCCGCCCCACAAAGGAGATTATCATGACACAATATATTTACGTCTTAATATTGTTCAGCAGAGTTACAATCGGCACTGAAGCCGACTTGAAACTCATCGAGGCAGAGTTACGCCTTGACCCTGTAACCTGCATGGCAAAAGCACAAGAGATTAACTCTGGTGCTACCAATGACAGCAACAGCATGGCGGCTTGTATGCCTATCCTGTGGAGCGATAGTGAAGAGGTTGACCCCGACATTTTAGAGAAACATTAGGAGAAAAATTATGGATGATTTTGAACAAGATTTATCAGAGTTTTTAAAAGAGCGTTATGGAAGTAATTGGCAATTTACATGGGAAAATGAGGAAAATGGATTCTCAGTAAGTTTGCAAGTTTGGGAGAACGGAGACAGCAATGGAAAAGAATCTTGAGACAATATGGCATGCATTACATGCTTATCGTGAGGATTTAATATCTGAAGGTGAGGAGATGCACGACAAAGAATGGGATGAAATAACCTACGCAATGGCTAGGATTACAGAAGAATTAGGGCTTGATGGATATGACAATGCTTAAACTACCAGAGATATTTGACGATGCTGTCATAGGCACTAGTCAGAGAATTGGGCTTGATGATTGCATTGTTTACAGCGCAGACAAGGTTATTGAAATCTTGTCAGAGGATATGTCCCAAGAAGATGCGCTAGAACACTTTGATTTTAATATAGCAGGGGCGTTTGTAGGAGAGACAACTCCAATATTTGTCTGGAGTAAAACCATGCAAGAGATTGAAGAAACGGAGACACACTAATGGTTGAAAAACGTGAAACATATACAGACCAAGCGAGGCAGTTGTTACAACTACCTTATGATGACCAACTAGAATATCTGGCACGACAGTTTGCACGAATTGATTGGTTGCAGACTGAAATGGACTACCGACTACTCAAAGAGAACATCCAAGAGGTGAGAGAAAAGGTAGACCACGAGGTCTTGAAAGAGAAAATATCAGGGGAGATAGAGAAAAATGAACGACTATCAGACTGAACGACCAGACGACCTATGCTCAGAGATGTTTAAGGCTCTGTCACAAGTCACAGGCTCAGAGAGATTTTATGCTGGCAAAGGCTACAACGAGGCTTTCTTTGGCGACAACCTAGACATCATGGTTATGCAACACGACTACGAGGCCGCTAGTGAGATATGTGGCTACCACCCAAACCACATCAAAGAGATAATGCTGGAGTGGCTTGTTGAAGGCAGAGTATAATATACCAGAAAAGTATTGACACCTAAAACGAATATCCCCATAGTTCACAAAAGGAGAGATTTGTGGAAGAATTATTTAAAGCAATACCTGACTATTTGAAGGCTGGTGATGAGATTGTCATTGACCATTTCTCACCTAGCCAGCTTGAGAAACCCCTGTGTTTGTGGAGTTTCCAGTATCTACACCTCAAAGAGCGTAGGCGTGATATGCCTGTAGGCGCACCTGCGCCAGCAGGTGGCGCACTACATGACTGCTTGCAAGCCATTGTGTGCGATGGTGCTGACCAAGAAGAGTCAATTAATGCGGCTGTGTTTAGGCTCAGAAGCCATAAACCACGAGATGAGCTGGATGCTGCGAAAGTTGAGCGATACATTGAAGACATACCCGACATGGTTGAGGTTGGTCTTGACTGCCTACGCACCACATTCAAAGCACAAGGACAGATAAAAGCCACACAAGAGAAAGTGTTGGGCTTTGAGCATCCAAAACTAGATGTGCCAATCATAGGCTATGCTGACTTGGTGACGGAGCAATCTGTTATTGAAATCAAAACTAAGTGGGCAAAGGCTGGTGCTATCAAAAAGGATGGCACAAGGGGCTTTTCTGTCCCTTCTATGCCCAAGCACCCAGATGCCGCCCACATACGTCAGGTGGCGTTCTATGAGGCTTGTACAGGCCTTACACCCACAATCGTATATATCAGCGCAAGAGATTGGTGTGCATTTGGTCGCCAGAACTGCGATGCTATGCAACCAGATAGATTAAAAGACGCAATGGATTACCTACTGCAAGCCGCCATTGTGCGTCAAAACTTGCTGAAAATCAGCAATGACCCGAAAGTGCTTGCAGGATATATACAGCCAACATTCACCGACCCAAGGGAGTTTAGGTGGCATGTAGGTGAAGAATTTTTAGCTGAAGCAAAGGAGATATGGAAGCTATGATGAATCTAGCAACAGCACTAACTAAGGCACAGGCAGAGTTTCGCACTGTCCCGCAAAACGGCTTTAATCCGTTTCACAAAACTAAATACAGCACACTCAAAGATTGTTGGGATATTGCAAGACCAGTGCTTGCCAAGCATGGGCTATGCGTTGTGCAATTCCCTGATATGATGGCAGATGGAAAATACATTCTTAAAACTGTTATTATGCACGAAAGCGGCGAGTCCATGGAAGGCTATCAGCCTATCTTGTCTGCAAAAAATGACGCACAATCAATGGGTTCTTCACTAACTTATGCTAGACGTTATGGCTTATGCGCCGCACTTGGTTTAGTATCAGGTGGTACTGAAGATGATGATGGCAATGCCGCCTCACAAGTTAAGTCAGGCTCTACCCCCTCAAAGGACCTGACAGCCCCGCCAAAACCCTCTGGCGGGGCAACTAATCCTAGCATCGAGGAGCAAATTAAAGCTGCGCCTCATCTCGGTGCGTTGAACGCTCTTTATGAGAGTAGTAAGGATAAAATCGAGGCAATGAGTAAGGCTACCAGAGAGGAAACTCTGGCAGCTTTCTCAAAACGTAAAGCTCAACTATCAGGAAAGGACTAGATTATGAGCCAGACATACGACAACACAGGTACAACAGCCCTATGGCGTAACGAGAAGTATGAGGCAGGTGGAAAAGCACCAAGACTCAAGGGTCATGTGTACGCACATAAGGACATCAAGGCAGGTGAGAAGTTCGCTATCGCTCTTTGGGACTCCAACAGCGAGAACGATAAAGCACCAGCTTTGCGTGGCAAGGTAGAGGATTTACGCACGACTGAAGCACAATCTGCTCCAGCACCAGCATCTATCCCTGACCCTGCGCCTGTAACGTCAGACGAAATTCCGTTTTAGGGAGGACTAAAGATGGGTGGAACGACTGTGCGTTGCGGTAAATGCGAAGGTAGGGGCGTTCTGCTCATCAATGTCTCTGCTGACGGAGAAGGTAGTAGCTACATAGAAACACCATGCAAGCACTGCGGTGGAACTGGAAGAATATCGAGAGCAGAATTAATGAGCAGACAAGCTGATTATACATTAGAGCCAGATGACCTCATGGTCTTGGCTATGACAGGCGCACTCAGGACAGTCATCAATGGAGACATATATCAGCGCAAGATGACATCCAGAGAGCTTTATAAACTAGCATCCTATGCCCTCATGTCGGCTATGGAGACAGATAAATACGAGAAGGAGAGAGAAGACGATGCAAATAATAGTAGACAAGAACCGCGAATATACAAAGCCACTTAGCCTTGCAAGCATTTGTCAGGCGGTATGTGAACATTACGATATTCGTGAACACGAACTAAGAGGCGTTAGAAGACACAAAAGACTCGCACATGCGAGGCATATATTCTGCCACTTGGCGTATGAATACACCAACTCAACAATGAGCAGGATTGGTCACTTCTTAAAACGTGACCACACAACCATTATTCACGCCTTGAGGAAGATTGATAACAGCTACCAAGGTGACGTAGATTTTCAGGAGATGTGTGTTTCTATCGCAAAGGAAGCGCATGAGATTGATGAAGCCAAGAGGCAAGAACTTGCAAGAGAAGTGGAGAAGCTACATGAAGTACTCGGAGTTGGACAGCCTGAGAGAGAGTCGGGATTTTATGAAGAAGTTAATCAAGACAATCGAGGAACTGATAGACCAACTCGGCGTCTATCAGGAAGAGTGTGCGAGATTAGAAAGACGGATAAGGGAGATTGGGTCTATCCCCAATGATAGTCCAGGTTGGCGAGAACTAAGAAAGCGCGACGCAGAACAAACAGTAATCGACCTAAAAGAACGATTAGCTGCATGGGATGCGAAGAAAAAATAGATGTGGATAACTTTGACTGGATTATAAATGGAGAGCAAAAAGCGTTTCACGACAAATGTTTTGACCGATATTTAGCCAGCAAGAAGTCACCCACCTTTGAGGATTTATGATGGATGTAAAAAATCAAGACCATTACACACGACTGCCAATCCAACCAGCAGAGTACATATTGGACAACAATATGGAATATTGGAGAGGCAATATTATAAAGTATGCAAGTCGTGCTGGATACAAAAATTATCAGGGTATGGGGTTAGAAGAATCTGCAATTTTAGACTTGCGAAAAGCCATACATTATTGTGAAATGCAAATTAGTCAAATTAAAGGAGAGAGATATGACGGACAGCCTAGAAAGAATGAATCAAGCAATGGAGGCGGAGAGCAAGGCTCTGCGGGAACTTCTGGAAGGGATGCAAGCCCTGAACGAGAAACATATTGACCTAATCAATATGCGACGCAACAAAACTATCTTTGAGTCACTCATGGATAGCTCTAGCATCCTGTCTCAAATGCTTCAGTCAATCATGGACAGACATGAAAAACGTGACACCTAACACAGTGACGCTTAGACTTACGCGAACTGAGTTTACAGCCTTAAAAGAGGCTCTGCTCGATGTAAGGGAGTATGTTGAGACAGATATGTTTAGCTCACCAAAGGGCTTGGCAGCCTTCAACAGAATCATCGAGAAAATAAAAGATGTGGAATTAGTGTAGGTTTTTTATTGGTTTCCCTACACTACGGGGCGGTGTAGCTCCTTTCGCCGCCCCATTTTACTGTTGCAAAAATACAACACCGAAAAATATTCAACAAAACCTATCCTTTTGGATAGTATTTTAAAAATACCCATTTAGTAAAATAAGAATATAAGAAGTCGTAAAAGACCTGCTATTTAACATTTGTAAATAAAGGAGAATGTCACATGAACTATCATGTAGGACAAAGGGTTAGAGTTAAATCAAATGATAACCCTGCAAGCCAAGAAGAGTATTATGCAGTTATAAACCGCATTACTAATCGAGGTAATATTTTCGTTGATAAATTGAAGTCTGATAAATCTGGCATTGAAGCTAGAGGCATTAGAATCAAGGAAGCCGATATTGTTAACACAAGCCTAGCTGGTCAATCAGTGCCAGCATTAGGAGCAATGTTAAGGTTCGGGAGGTAAGGCATGAGGCGAAAAACCATATATGAATGGCGATTTGAACAAACCGAAGATGGAAACGTCGTTGATGTTTGCCATAATGAAAGCAACTCATTGAATGGTTTGCTTATGGGCGAGTTAGAAGACTATGGCTCAAACAATCGTGATAACCTTGAACCCTATTGGGAAATTTGTTTGGTCAAGAGGGTTGGGAATGAGGAAGAGGGTCTCACATACCAAGACTATTTCTATCTGCAACTGGTTGACGGAAAGTTTCAGTTTGATTTATCAAATAAATATATTTCTGATGAAATACCCAAGCGTTTTAAAGCAGAGGTAGAAAAACTAAACAAAGAGCTGTCATAAACAAAAGAGCAGGGGCGAGAAATCGTCCCTGTTTTTTTATACCCTACGGAACTTCTTTGTCTTTGTGGCAATCTTCTTTGGCTGTTTCACAAACTGCTGACCAGCCCTCATGCCCTCACGTTTAGCACGAGTTGTAGCTGCATATTCCTGCGGTGACATGCTCTTGATAGCCGCCTCTGGCAGATAACGCTCACCTGTCTGCAAGCTAGGCTTACCCGACTTGGTGCGCCACTTCTGCTTAGTCCAGCTCTTAAGGCTCTTCTGTGGGTCTTGTAACGCCATTACGACTTATATCCCCCACCAGCTTCTTTATATTGCTTGGCAAGCATCTGAGCCTTACGAGCAGACCACTGACCCTTCCTACCGCCCTTATCACCAGCAAGGATTTTTTTAAACAAACGCTTACGCATTTCAGGCTTGGTGTAGTTGCCAGCCTTGTTTACAGTGCTTTTGCTTTTGCTTTTCTTTTTAGTTGTACGAGCCATGACTAACCCTTCATCTTACCAATAGACTTCAATCCAAATGAAGCCGCTATGCTTGCAAGGATACCATAGGTTAGCCATTCTGGGCAGTCCTCACGCAAGAAACGAAAACCAGCCTCTATGTAAGGCTGTGCATCGGGTATAAAACAAGCGATAATCAAGCAGATAAACAAAACTGTCCACATTTCATCCTTGAGGCTGTCTTGTGAAGCAGACATAGCTTTCTCTTCCCAAGCTCCGTCTTGCTCTACCTTTTTAACCTGTGCCTCAATCTTTGCGACTTCTAGTTTCTGCTTTGCTTGCGCCTTTTGTGCGCGGTTGTTCATCCACTGACCTGCTAGATTCGCAAGAGGTGTAATAAAATTAAGTGCCATCAGTAACTCCAAATCCAGGGGCGAAGCGCATCATCGCCCTCAAGTGTATCTATATGAATAAACCTGCCATCACCCTTTTGTGCAACACCAATCCCCGTTGCACCATACGCCAAGGCAAGGTTCAGTATCTCATGCGCCTCAGAACCACGACAGGCGATGTCAGCCGCCTTGCCTGTCCTGTGAGGTGACATTGAGTTAGTCTTCTTCTTTGCTTCTACGGGATGATTCTCGCAGCGATAACCAGACGTAATCGTCATTGGCTTGCCATAGTCGGAGCGTATGGCTTGCAGGACGTGCATGAACTCAGCATCCATGCCATCAGCACCACAACAACTGCACTGAAACTCCTTTGCTGAAAAGTTGGGGTAATCACTCCAATCTATCATTTCTAACTGCCTCCAAAGCTAACTCTAAGCTCTCTGTTTCGTCACCAAAATCCTCTGGCTTTTTCCTCACCCTAGCAACCTTAACTGATTTAACGGGTAAAAACATCACAGCCTTTATGTCATTGGCTACCAATGCAACAATATCTGCATCATTGGAACTTATCAACCTCTTGGTGCGACTCCCGCGAGAGACATAATAGTTATATGGCTTGTAAACCCTATGATGTTTTGTCTGTGTTTTGGGTTTTGTGGCTGACTTAACCTCAACCCTGTAAATGTCTTTGTCATCAAACATCACAATGTCATAGCCCTGAGAGCTAACGATATTACACCTGTAGCCAGCAGATATGATAGCTGCCGCAGCCAAATGTTCGCCAATCTCACCACTAGCAATAGCAGTTAGCGCAACTCTTTCGTGAATATCAGTAATAGTATAGCCCCTAACGTCAGTGCTATACCTACAGACAACCCTAACGCCTTTAATATCCCTATTAACTCTTGACGCTTTTTGAGTTGTGCCGCCCTCGCCCTTTTTTCGGCTTCTTTTTGTTCGTGTATTCTTCGCTCACGTTCTTTTAATATGTCATCATAGAATTTGCTGCCAAAGCGATTATTGACGATGAGCCTTAATTGATACAGTTCTTCTTGCTGTAGCTTCATCTCAATCATATCGCTTGCAACATCTTTGATGCCAAGTTTAGCCGCCATCTTGGTGTCATAACGAGCCTTATTAAACTCATCATGCCCCTGCAAGATTTGACCAATCTGCTGACCTATTGTCTTTGCGTCATTAAACGCATCGACGTTTTGTTTTAGGAAATCAATGGCTGACCGCGCCGCCGCCAGACCACCAATAATTGTGGTAACTGGCTCGACCATATCTAGCCTCCGAATACTATGTTCAATAAAAGCATTATTATTGCACCGCCACTACCAAGTATGACCATCTCAAGCCTCTTTATGCGATTGATAGTCTCTTGCCACCTCTCGGCGCAAATGGCTTCGTGCGTGTCAATCTGTGTTTTGACTTCTGTGACAGTAGGCTTTGCCATGACCTAACCTTCCAGTGCTGTTAGTCTAGCTTCAATGCTTGTCAGACGTTGCTCTGTCGCCGCACCTATGAAAGCCANNTCTGTGCGAGTGTATGCGTCTTGTGCTTCAATTCCATTTTCTTCATCAGCTTCAACGGCTGGTACATCAGTCTGTGTTTCCCACCAAGTTGTTGAAATAAAGAAAGCATAATCGCCAGCATTTAAGCCAGCATCAGTCATACAAGATTGAACGTCCTGTGCAATTACTCCTGCGTGGATTCTGGCGGCATCACCTTTAGCCTCTACGCTGTCATTCCATTTAAATGTTTTGAATAGTTTAGATATTGCTTTGGCGGCTGTAATTTCAGCATCGGTTAGACTTGTAATCTGTTGTTTTTCATTTTGGTCAGATGTATTTATTGTTCCATTTGTCGCAAAAATGTCATCATAACGAACACCACCATTTCCTAAATCAAAGGTATTATCTGTTTTGGTGCCTTCACGGTTTGCTGGAAGAATACCATTAGTAGCAAAGTGTAGGCCAGAACCAGTGCTACCATTATTTGAAGCAATAAAAACTCGTGAAACGCTTGAACCGATTGCCCCAAGTTGACTGCCATCTTTATATAAATAAATAATATCGCCATCACTATCAATTCTACCAAGAACTAAAGGAGCTTCATTTGCCCTGCCAATAGACAAGTATGGGTCTGAACTGCCCCCAAAAGTCGCTCCTTTATTTGACGCACTACCTGTGCTGGCTGGATTTGTGTCATTATTAGCATTGCCGATAAACGCACGACCTGAACTGTCAATACGAAAACGCTCAGCTAAGGAACCTGCCCCCCTAGTCCTAATGGTAATATCACCGTCCTCTGTGCCATCAGATACATCGGTAACAAAAGCACGAATATCAGCCATCGTAAGGTTTTCTGAATTATCATTTAAACTTTGAAAGATAACCTCACCAATACCATCACCATCAGCGGGGCTTGCGCTTGTGCGCCGCAAAGTTAAATCAGGCGCAACGCCACTACCATCATCAGTATTTTCAATAATAACTTGATTGGTTACATCGCTACCTTTGATGTGGAGTTGACCTGCTGGAGTTGTCTCTCCTATGCCTACCTGATTATTCGTGCTGTCAACTTTTAACGTATTCGTGTCAACAGTCAGGTCGCCAGTGACAGTCAAGCTGTCAGCAGAAGGGCTTTCCAATGCAATAGTGCCAGCAGAGACATCTTTCATGTCTGCCATTAGCTCTCTGATAGCATTGTTGATGCCACTAGGGGCGCACCCCTCTGCTATGTTTACAGATTGAATGTCTGTATTGTTTGCCGCATTTGCGTCAAAATCTCTTACACTGTTTTTAGCCATTGTTTAGTCCTCTTCATACGCTTGTATAGCAATTTTTGCAGATGGTGCGGATAAATCTTTTGAATTTGCCAATGCTCTCATAGGTCCTGTATCTCCAACAGCCATTTTATTTAGGGCATTTAAAAATTTTTGATTTGTAAATATTTGTGCTGTCACTGCTACGCCTGTACCAGCAGCAATAAGACCCGCAGCAACTCCCGTTATACCACCTGTTGCTGCCCCGCCAATAGTAGCTGTTCCTAAAAATCCAAGAGTATTAATCGCTCTTCTAAACCTATAGTTGCTTGGGTCAGATTCATCAGCATTTAAACGAATATATCTTGCCAACTTATTAAGTTGGTCATATGTTTTTTCTCCACCAGCAGCATTAGCTAAAGTTTTTTGAGCATTTTCACTTAAACTTTGATATTGTTTTAACCACAGAGATGGGTCAAAATCTACCCGCCCTTCTGGAACATTATCTGAAACACCCATGCGACCCAATATAGACTTAGAAACATCTTGAAACTCATCACTACTTAAAGACTTTTTAAGTTTAATTAATGAGTTTTGACTTTCTTTTGGTGAACCACGAGTTATAATTTGCGTCACAGCAGAGTAGGCAGCTTCTGGGTCATCTAGTTTTGAAATATCTTGCAAAGCACCTTCAATACGCTTAGTTCTTGCCTTAAAATAATTATTAGCTCTTGCATAAGCTGATGCAGCTTTATCTCCCATTGATGCTGCCGCATTGTCAATATCTTCTGATAATGCTCCATAAAGTCTTTTTAAAGTGCCTTTTGCTAAATTTTGACTTAGTAACCCACCATCACCAGAAATTGCCTCTCCTATAGCAGTCCTTAGTCTTCTTAAAGATTTAAACTTTTGAGGTGTAAGAGTAGAATCATCTCCAAATATTTTTAAAACCGAAACTGCCTCTGTATCACCTGTTTCTTCTGCCACCCTTAATGCTTTTGCAATAGGACCCAACTCTTCAAGGTCTTTTAAAAGTGATAAGGCTTTAGTATCACCAGTTGTTTTGGCAGCAGAAGAAAAACCAGCCCACTCATCTTTAATTTCATTCAAAAGGTTTACTGTTGAAGGTGCTTCAAATTTTGTGTCTTCAGGAATTAACTTATCAACTTTAGTAAATAGTTCCTCTTGTTTTTCCTTTGTAGTTGCACCAAATTTTTCTACAGATTTTTTTATTTTTTCACCTGTTTCAAAAACTGTTTCTTTAGTTCTTGGTGCAATTTTTCCAGCAACCTTTGATATTTCACCAGCAACTCGCTGGGGTTCGTCTGCCAATCTTCCCGCTAGTGGCGTAATTTCCTCGACAGCACCTACAATACCTGCGGTAGTAGGACCAGTAACTTTAGCAGGTGGGACAACACCAAGTTCTTGGGCTTCTCTTGCAACAACAGATGCAGGTTGTTGCTCAATCGCCCTTTTTGCGCTTGATGGACCTATAACTCTGCCAGCAAGTGTTGTAGGTCCAAATCCTGCTATAGACTCAACCATCCCGCCCACATCTCTAGTTAACTTTCGTTTACTTTGTGGAGACATAAACAAACCAGCAACCTCAACTGGAGCAGAAAGCGCACCCATAAAACCAGTGCCAAGCACACCAAGACCTGTTTGTAAAATATCTGCTGGCAAACCTATCAAAGCCTGAACCGATGATGGTGCGTCAACACTTCTTAAGTATTCTGATGCTATTCCAGAGCCTGGAGAAGCAAGTAAACTTCTGGTTGGCTCTGTAAGTGTTTTTGTAGCAGAAAAAGGTGTGCTAACACGCCTAAAGGTGTCTGTTGCAATAGATGGAGGACCAAAATCCCCCTCCCTTAAAACAATACCACCGCCGCCAGGCGTGTAAATTAACTCGTCCAAAGGTCCAATCTCTACATCAGAAACGGTCAAGCGCTGTTCTTTTATAGGCGCACCTTCAAGCTCCTCAATCTCTATTTTTGTAAGAGGCGTTTCTTTCATTTTAATAGCCCTCTAAAAATACAGACTCGCCTTGTTTGTTAATAAATACAGGTCTGCCAACAGAATTAAATTGCCTAAATGTGTAACCAGGCACACTAGGCGCACCAATTAAATATGAATTTTGTTTTGTAGCTGGCAAAATACTACCATCTAACAAACCTTGATTATGAAGGGTTGGTTTATAATCCTCAAACTTACCCTTATTTACAACGCCATAAGCAATAGAATCCATTGTAGACTTTAATCTACGCAAATTTTCCATAATTTGTTGAGGAGCTTGCGCTTGATTTAAATTAGTAATTAAAGATTCAATAACACCAAGCTCTTTCATATTTAAAGCACCAAAACCTGTAGCACCAGCACTGCTTGCAGCCCTAAATTGGTCCATAGCATCCTTAACTAATCGAGCCTTCAAAGTTTCTAAATCTGCTGCCACCTGACCTTGAGGGGTTGATGCACCAATAATAGGAGTTTTTGCAAGTATAGATTCAGGTCCAAAAACATTTTCTGGACCAAACTGTTCAGCTTTTTTCAAAATATCGTCAATTTTAGTTGATATTGCAAAAGTAGTGTTCCAAGCATTTTCCTTTTTTCGACCTGCTATATCCTGTTCTTGTTGGAAAGCAAAGTTTAGTTTGTCATACTCAAGCCTAAATGTACTATCGTCTCTAGCTGCCTCGCCTTCTTTTAATGCCAACTCTCTTTCTCTAAATTTAGTTGCTGTTTCAAACTGTTTTTCACTCAGTTCAAATTGGTCATTTTTTATCTGAATCCCAAGGTCTTTTAATCTAAGCTCTTCAGCCGTTTTACTACCAGGAACAACCTGAACTCTGCCATCAGGCAATACAACACTGTCTTTGCTAAGGTCAAGACCGCTTTTAACCATCTCTTGTGCAGTAGGAGTTAAATCAGAAAAACCACTAGCTTGAACACTAAGAGATACTTTTGTTGACCCATAAGGTGCGGGTATTAACTGACCATCCTCTGTCTGAACAAAAATATTCCCCGCTTCGTCTTCTCTACCTATGGTTGTAACTCCACTTGGTAATCGAACATTTACACTATCACCCTTTACGCCACCTGCTAATAATTTTTGTTGCTCTACATCAATTTGAGTACCAAGAAGATTTATTCTTTGAGCAGCTAAATCTGCTTCACGTTCTAATAACATTCTTTTGAATAGTTTGTCCTCTTCAGCCTGTCTCATTTCACGACCTTCAAGTAAACCTTGGGCTAACGAACGTCCAAAACTAATTGGTGTTCTTGATGGGCCAGCTAACAACCCAGAAGCTAAACCTAAACGCATATTTCTATCAGATAAAAGACCGCTTAAACCAGGTTTAGAAGCAGTACGTTGTCTTAATAAATTCAACAAATTATTTGACCTAGATTGAACAGGCATAGGCATACCAATCTGCACACTTGGTACAGAAATATTTGTACTAGGAAGAGCATTGGGATTTAAAACATCTATAGGCTGTTGTACGTTCAGCAATCCACCCAATCCTGCTCTTCGCATAAACATATCACTGCTTGGAACTTGTAACAAATTCATTTTTTTCCCCTAGTCTCTTGATAGTAAATATGTAGTAATGTATCTTGTTAACGGGTCATCCGATAATTCTTCTGATAAAATATAATTACCAAGAACTTGTTGCTCTTTGCTGGGTTCAAAATAAGGGATTGCCTGAGTTTGTGACTGACCCATTCCTGGTTGACCACTTAAAAATGATTGGTACTGACCTAGTGCTTGTGCAGGAGCTTGCTGTTCAAACATATATCTTTGAATATCAGCATTTATAATGTCTTGCGCCCTTTGGTCTCTTATAGCTCCTACATTACCTAAAATACCAGCATCATAATAAGCTGCTTCCTGCAATCTAGGGGCCATTCCTAACACCTGCTGTTGCCTGTTACGTTCAGCAGCATAATCGCGGAACGCAATATCAGCAGCAACATCACCCATAGCGCGAGAGGTAACATCAGCAGCCAAACCAGAACCAAGCCTGCCTCTCTGTGCTGCCATACTTGTTGTTCTTGCTTGCACAGGGTCTATAGCTCTGTTAATAGCCTCAGTTAAACCAGGAGTGCCACCAAGAAATGTACCGCTTAATACGTCCGTTGCGTATTGCTGTGCAGCCGTGTTTACAGGAGTGCCAGCGAGAGCCATTTGCTCCTGCATACGCAACGATTGTTGTGTTTGTGGACTAAAACCAGCAATAGTTTCTTTTGGATAATATTCATAAGGTCCAAGCTGATATAGTCGTTGCGCCTCGCTCATACCATATTGCAGGAATGGTTCTGCAAATGGTGCGGGGCCTGTGCGTGTGATGGTTTCGGTTACACCTGCTGGTTCTGCCATAATCTTATCCTCAAGTTTTCCCTATAATACACAATAAAAAAATATAAATAAACCACTAGCCTATGATTACATAACCAACAGTAACATCATGCCCATGATTTTGATGACCAACCACAAAGCTACCACTTGCTCTGCTTGAAACATAAGGGTGTGTATGAATTATATCATCACCCAATCCTGTAAAAAGTATTATGCTATTAGCACCAGCACGTTTATCTGTAATATTTGTGGTAGTTGTACCAGCTAAAACTGTAAAACTACCTGTGCTGTTTAACTTGCCTTCAACACAGTTATTTACCACCTCTGATATTTCACGAGGAGAGCCGCCTTGATATGGTAGTTTTCTATATTGATTGCTCATCTACGCCCCAATGCTGTAGCATCAACATCTATACCCTGCGCTCTACTCCAATCACCAGAAAGGTTTACCCTAACCTTGTGATAGCGACCATTAGAGCGTACAGGTATAAAGTTATCAGCGTTTAAACTAGAGCTAGAGCCAAATGATGATGAATCTATCTGCCGAGTGCGCGAAGCAATCTGAGCCGTAACTGTTCCAGTTGAGTCAACACCTGTTGTAACGTAGGGGATAATGTTTCGTACAAGGCTAACACTACCCTTCTTAATTTCAAACTCGCCCGTTTCAATAGTCGCCGCAAGCGTGTCGCCTGTGAATGTCTGGATTTTCTTGTCTTTCGCGGCTGCAAAAATAAACTGACCCCCAATAAAACTAGGGCTATCAAGTGAAGCAGGTAAAGCATCCAAAGAACTGCTAATATTATCAAGTCCTTCAAGAGTATAAGTAGCAGAGTAAAGAGGTGATAAAGCCGTGACATTGGCTTCTGCCGTAGACCATCTATCCAAGACATAATTATAGATAATGAGTTTGTCTGCACTTCCGTCAGAAGAGTTTGTGCTTGGATAAGACCAGATAATAATTTGGTTTTTAGGGTCTGCACTGGCTGAAACATTTTCTGGATACGCTGAATTAAAGTCATTGTAAAAAAACCTATCTACTTTCTCTGCGCCAATGGCTTTTGATGTTTGACCATTAAACATATAAAAACCATCGTCAGATAAATAAAATACAAAGTGACCAACATTTGCCACTGAACCTGGAACTTTACACCCTCTTCTTGTTTCAACATTATCAAACTGAAATATTAATGGTGAGCCAATATATGAAGCACGAACAATACCTTTTTCCATTAGTATTGTTGCATACTCACCACCAACAAGACCTGTAATAGAACCCATGTCCATAATGTCTTGAAAGTCAGCTTGTGTTGTAGCACTTACCGCCCAACTTGTTGCATCACCAATACCAGACCATCTTGCCCTATATGGCTTGACACCATCTGTTGCATCACTGGTAAATGCAGTCATAACAAAGTCACGCACAACAGCTATATATTTAGCTTTTGGTGCATCTGCACTCAAGTCAGAAAACAAACCAGCAGCAGAAGCAGTAATTTTTTGTATTGGGTCAGTAAAGTTAGTAGCAACTACAGTTTCACCATATTGAACAAAATTTGTTACATCAGTAGAGGCTGTAGTGTAGTTACCAGACTTGCTTACATTTGTAAGCGCCTTCGTTGATGGAACATATTTATATAACTTTGTTCTGTCTGCAACATATATTGTGTCCGTGCCATCATCATTGGATGCAGCAAACATGCCAACAATATCGCCATCAGCAGCATCACTAATTGACGCTAAATCATTAAATGGAGAATAGCCATCTAAAGATGGTATAACATTTGTTGCTGTTGTAACACCAGAATTACCAAAATCTGATTGGTCAGGTAAAAACTCGCCAAATCTAATCATTGTCTATACCAAACCTCGCTACCTTGACTTATATTTGTCCAAACTTCTGAGCCAGCAGCTACCTCACTCCATGTCTCACTGCCCTCAGATACAACACTCCATGTCTCTCCATCTTCTGCTGTTTCAGTCCATGTTTCTGTCCCCTCAGTTACAATAGACCAAAGCTCTCCAAGCACCTCACCTGTTATAACACTTGTTATAACACAGCTCACTGAACCAGCACCACTGGCTGTAAACTGCGTAGAACCATCAGCAGTTACAGACATGCTCACAGCACCTTCAATAACAAGTATAGTATTTAAACCAGATGTTGCGGTTATAGCTATATCTGCGCTGCCGCTTGCGGTTAATACCTTTAATGCACTCGCGGATTCAGTAATTGCAATATTTACTGCCGCATCCATTGCAACAGTAAACCTAGCAACAGCCGCCACACTTGCTGCACCTGTTACAGACGCATCTACAGACTGTATGCGTATTCCATCTGACGTTGTGGTAATTGATAAGGCAGGTGAGCCTTCAAGCTCTTTTACAATTACTAAACTATTCGTATGCGCTGCTGTAATTGCAGTCGTAACTGAAGAGCTAGTCTCAAACAGATTGAGATTATCTAAGTCCTCAAGAGTGCCAAAACCATCTAGGGCATCCATAGTACCCCAGTTGTCTAGCTGCTCCAGTGTTGGGCCGATTATCTCAGCCATTGGACTAAGCCGCAGTTACGTCTAGGTCGCCAGCAGCAATCCGTAGAATGTCACCTGTAGCAATCGTTTTGCTTGCTGAAAAAGCACCATGTATCAAAAGATTGCCAGAACTAGCAGCATCAAAGATTCCAAAGTGGCTTACTGTACCCCAGCTACCAGTAGCAGCAGGAAACTCAATAGCAGCAGTGTTGTCTGTTGTTCCACCAGAAGCTGCATCAAAAGCCGCAGACTGTCTTGCATAACCACTACCAGATAATTCAGTACCACTATTATCATCACCAAAAGAACCAGTAGAAAGACCAATATAAACAGTTGTCGGTGCTGTGTAAGAACCTGTGCCTAATATGTGGTCAAGGATTTCATTTTCCAAGTAATCACTCATTGCGCTCATGTCAATTCTCCGTAATCAGACTTCATAAACAAACCAGAGCCAGCATGTTGACCCTTTTCTTCTTCACGTTTTAACTCTTCCATTGAGCGCGTAAAGAGACTGTCGTACATCTGTGTTTTCTGGTCATCCATCAAATACACACTTGCAGCCGACAATGCACCATACAGGTACAAATCAGGGTGACGAGTTAAAATCGTATTTGTCGTGTTGCTATCCGACAAATCTGGCACACCTTCCATATACACAATCTCTGCCGTATATGCGCTGTCAGGCGTAGGTGCAAACTTTATTTCTCCACCAATAATTGTATAAGCACGAGGCTTTCCAGAGCCACCGCTTGCATACAATTCATTTATTTTTTGAGGCGTGTAATACTCAAGAACTTCAGTGGGTGTTGTGTTTAGTTTCACCATACGCACAGAACGTAAGTCTGTAGGTAATGAAACAAATGCATCACCACCTGTCAGTGTTGCTGTAGCACGTTTTTCCTGAGAACGTGTTTCTAACTCTCTACCCATACGAGCCTCTGCCATGCTTATAAACTCAGGTATTCTGTCTGTTAAGTCAGAACGTGCCAAGAAGTTAGCTACAGCAGTTTTCAGTTCCGCATAGGTTGTGATAGCCATTATACCATTCCACCGCTTGTTCTAAAGTAACGATTGTTATAATCGTTTAGCCATTTTTTCCAAGCAGTAGGATTGTTTTTAGGCTCACCAAACTGCTCAATTAGTTGATGATACATTGAGGCAGGTATCTCCGCAACCTTCTGGTGATGTTTCTGTGTATCACCTATCAAAGAACCCGCACGATGCTCATTTGCCTCTGATTTGTTCTTAGCAATTAGCTTGTCTACATTTTCGACTGTCTCAAAAATAAAGCCACCATCCTCCTGATAGTGACACCAAGTTTCCTTGCCTGTAACTGAATCTCTTTTTACAAGTTTCTTCACTTTGCTCTCCCAAAGGTATTGGGGAGAGATTGCTCTCTCCCCTCACAACCTATGACAAGTTGTAAACAGCACCGTGCGCTTTTGGAGCAGATACTTTCAAAGTCCATTCTGTGATGATTTCGAACTTATCAGCATCGCCTGTTTTAGCGAGGTCTGTTACTGCAAAGTTACGACCAGGCAGTGTGCAGATAGAAGCATAGTCACTGTCCAGAAGATAAACTCTGTCGGATGGTGTGAACCTGTCGATAACCACATCGAGCTGGCCGAAGTCGGACAGATATAGAGAAACCGACCCAACCATTGCCGCTTCACGAGGAGCAGTGTAGTTGATTTGGTTTGTGGTCACTGAACCAGAGTTCAAGTCACTGAAAGCAACTTTTTTGGCAGGTGCAACAACCAAGAGATTTGGCTGGCCACCATCTTCGTATGCAGCTTGCATAGCAGCATCAATCATAGCCAAAGTCATTGTGCGGTCAGTACCATCGTCAGATGGAATGTGTGTACCAGTACCAACACCAGCATTAAAAGCAGTTTCGTCTGAAGCGATAGATACGTTTGTAATCCAGCTTGAAAGTGTACCAGCTTTACGAGGGTCAGATGCAGAACGTGCCTGTGCAGTTGCAACAGACTTTTCTATGTCACGACGCAGCTCAATTCCCTTCAGAATTTTTTGGTACGCAGTTTCTTTGTCGCGTCCCGCTTTATCAACAGCGTCCAAAGTGCCAGAAATTGCAGCATCTTTCTGTGAAATCTGCATGTAGTTTCCAAGGCGAGTTGTAGCTGTTGGTGTGTCGTAAGTAGCGTCAGCACCTTCGTTTTGGTAGTTAGTTGCAGAAGCAGCAGCCAGTTCTTGAACTTGCCATTCTACAAATACCCCGTTACCAGTTTCTTTGCTAAGAGCAGAAAAAATTGGGGTTTCGTCGGGGTCGATTCGGGTAATAACGTCGCTAAGGTCTTCACGCTCACCGACGGCAGTTGTAGTAGTATGTGTAGCCATAATATTTACCTATTTCTTTCCAAAAGATACTCAACAGCAGCTTCTTTGCTGCCACTTTTCTTCAGGCGGTCAAAAGCCTGTGTTTTACGTTTTGCAGTAATCTCGGACTTAGGAGTAGGCTTGCCAGACTTAGTTACTTTCGGTGCTTTCCTTACCTTCTTCTGCGCTGCTGGCTTTTTAGCCATAAGCTCATCATAAAGGTATGCTTTGCGTAGTGTCTCGATAGCACGACTATCAGAAGCAGTTTGTAGTTCTTGCTCGGTAAAACCAATACGCTGTGCATATTGTATTACCTGTTGCTTTTCCCTAGTCGCCACTTCTTCATCACGCCACTCTGGAATACGCTCAAGTAAACGCTGTGATTCTTGTGCAAGACGCTCTTGATGGGCTTTTACCATCTCCTGCTGTTTTTCTTGCTGTACCCGCATCTGCTCTTGCTGAACTTTAGCAAGATTGTCTTTGCGGTCACGAACTGCATCACGTTGCTTTACATATTCCAACGGGTCTTCCGCATAGAGCTTTTCCCAATATTCTTGAGTTGGCTCTTTCACCATAAGCTGCTGAGACAAGACATTCAAAGCCTGTTCGTACTGCTCACGCTGCTGCGCTATAACTTGGCGTTCAGCTTCAGCTTGCTTTCGCTCACTTGCAGCTTCCTGCATACGTCTTTGCGCTGCCTGTTCAAGTTGATAGTTTTTGACTAACTCGTCTGCTGTGACTTGTTTTTCTTCGCCATCAATCTTAACAGTGTAATACTCTTCTACGTCATCAGACTCTTCAAAGGCCTCTTCAGGTTGCTCGTCATTGTCTTCAGTAGCTTCGTATTCAACATCAGCTTCTTCAGTTTCTTCCTCAGATGGCTCTACAGCGTCATCAGATTCAACTTCTTCTACTAATGGTGCTTCCGCTTCTACTTGCGTTTCAGCTTCAGCTACAGGCTCTTGAGGTATTTCGCTTGCCTCTTCAGGGGCGGGAGTACTCAAGAGATGGTCAAGTGCTTGACCTTTGGTTAGTGTTTCAGTCCCTTCAGGGATACTGCTTTCACTCATATCTTATCTCCTCCTTAGAGAATTGTCATTTAACTCAATTTTTGCCAGCTCACCTGTGCTGACAACCTCTTCCAAATGTCCTCGCACTGCAAGCAATGCTTGATACATCTGAAAAATCTTCTCCCTTTGAGTATCTTGTTCAATAGAAGTAACCTTCCATGCTTCTATATAACGGCTACCAAGCTCCTCAAAGGCTTCCGTTAAGATAGGATTACGCAAAACAGCTTTTGCTTTTTCGCCTCTATCCTGCTCCCCTCTTAACTTTCCTTCATCCATCACTCTCTCCTGTGATATTTATGCCACACTATATTTTTCTAGTCTATAGCCATTCTATACAGGCAACATTCTCTGCAATGTTTCAAAATCAATAACATTCATTGGTTTTACATATCCCTGTCTACGCACTTCGGGTCTATATCCACCAGGTAGAGAAATAATTTCAGAAAGTGATGGCATAAAATCTGGCATAGGTTGGCTATAATCAATACCTGCTGGCAAAGCCATAGCCTCTTGAGGTGTTATTGAGCCAATAAACTCACCAATAGTTTGTGGTGGTGCGGGTTCTCTTTGTGCGTATGCTGTAGCAAGTTCTCTCTGCTCTTGCATCTCTGGTGTAATTAATTGACCAGTTGTTTGGTCATATCCTTCTGGGTATGGATTAATCTGACTAAGCAAATACGGAACATTAACATTGCCAGCAACCGCTATGTCACGATAGTCACTGTAGTAAGTGACGTCTGGTGTTAATACATTCAAGGCTGCTTGCATATTTATTGGCGGTGTCTCTGCGGTTGGCTTCAACACACCTGCTTGCAGCATATTAGTTACAAAGTCAGCAGCATTAACACTTGGGTCTTCTAGTCTGTGACGTTTTTCAAAATATCCATACTGGTCAACAAGCTCATCTTGGTCACTTGCTTCCCACTTCTTGAGCGCAGTTTGGTCAACCTCATAACCCATAGAGTTTTGCAGCCAGTTTACAAAATCAATAGCATTACGCGATTGGGTGCTACCAAAGTCTCTCTTTGCTGTTTCTGTTGGAGTTTGTGCTTTATCATAAGTGAGGGAGCTTGTTTCTCCAAAACGACCATCCTCAAAACCTAGTGTATATTTTGACCTTGGTATTTCACCTGCTGCACCACCTTCAAGCAAACTTGGTATTGCTGTTGTAATACCATAAGCTGCTGCTATTGGACCAAATGTTGAAAAAATACCGCTTTCACCAATCCCCGACAATGATTGTAACTGACTAGCGGTTTCAGTAGCACCCACAGCCGAAGCACCTAAAGAGCCTAAATATGATGCGCTAGGCACAGCACTAATAACTGTAGCAACCTCGCCAGGTGTATCTAGGCCACCTTCCAATGTTTTGGCAGCATTAAATATATTAGCAACTGCAAGCGGTCCTTGAACATAAGGACTATTAATGCCAGGTAAGTCAATATCATACTCCCCTGCTATTTCTGAAGCAGAAATGTATGCGTTTGGGGCAGACTCCAAAGATGGGTCTTTTACAAATTGAGCAACATCATAAGCTGAAGCAGCTAATATTAAATTATTTGCAAGCTCATCTGATATTATTGGGTCAGATGAGATAATTTCTCCTGTTTCTTTATCAACTATTACCTCTGATGTCATGTCAGTTAATTCACCAACACCAGGTATTTCAGTGCCTCTTATAGAGCCACTAGGCAAATATTCTTGCCCTTTAATTAACATATCTAAGCTTTCAGCAGCATTTAATCCTGCTTTCATTGTTTGAGAATTTGGTGATTTTATTGCATTTTCAATTTCACCAATATAATCAATAGCCACAGGTATATTTGCATATTTTTCTTTTAAACCATCTATTGTATTTCCAACAATTTCAAATCTTTTATTAATTGCATCCAAAAACTCATCTTTTGCATTTTGTAAACTAGAGCCAAAACCTTCTGGGAATATATTTTTAATATCTTCAGAAATGGGTTCTATAATATTTGTTTTTATTGGTTCAATAAATGTATCGTCTACTTTACTACCAAAAGGCTCAATAATATTTGTTGTTATTGGTTCAATAATATTTTCTTTTATTGGCTCAATAAAAATATCATCTGTAAAACTAGCAAGAGGTTCAGCAATGTTTTCTTTTATCGGTTCTAGTATATAATCATCTGTAGCACTGGCTAACGGCTCTACAATATTTTCTTTTATTGGTTCTATTATGTAATCATCTGTAGCACTAGCTAACGGGTCAACAATATACTCCTGTAGAGGGTCTTTAAGCTCATAAGCCAGTTTTGCTCCTGCTGCAAATTTTAAACCATCTTCAAAAGATAAAGGTTTATCAGTAAACTGAACAGGAGAATCATAACCTGGCATAAATATTCCTGGCTGATAGGTTTTGCCAAAATATTCTGGTCGAGAGGCAAAACTCTCAACAAATTCCTGCTCTAGTTTATCATAATCTGCTGGCGCACCTACTGGCGCAACTCCAAGCAAACCTTGATTTGGTCCAAACAAACCAGGCGCAACCTCAACCCTATTTTGCATAAACTCTGGTAAGTTAGTAGCAGAATATGGTGAAACAAATGGTAGTGGAGCTTGCACAACAGGCGGAGGAACATTTGCCAAAGCCTGTATATCAAGCTCATCTACAGCAGGTGATGATACTGTAGTTGGTGCAACCATTAGACCCTCGGTAGATTAGTAGATGTCTCTAAGCCAGCCAAAACCTTTTCAGTTCTAAGCTGTTTTTCAAATTCAAGCTCTTCACGACGCAACTGTAGGTCAGCCATCATCTTCTGTTTTTTCAACTCAAATTCCATCTGCATTTTTTGTCTGTCCATCTCAAGCTCTGCTTGCAACTTCTGCAACTCAAGAGCAAGTTGCGGGTCTTGCTGTGGCTGCTGCGGTTGTTGTGGTGGAGCTTGGCGTGGGTCGCCAAAAAAGTCATTAACATTCTTGAAACCAGATAGCTCTGCAATCTTAGCCAATGTATTGCGATATTGAAGAACATTAACGATAGGATTGTTTGGCCCCATCATCTGCATAATCTGTTCCTGTTTCTGCAAGATAACAAACAAAGAACGCAACTGCTCATCTTTAGTGCCATTACCCAAACCAACATTAATCTGCACATCAAAAGTATGTGACCACTCACGAGGGTCAATTGGCACAAACTGATTATTCAATCTAATCATCTTAGGCTTGTTGTCGTACTTAGTGACAAGATGCAAAATGCCTTGGAACAATCTACGCACACCTGTTTCTGCAAACACACGGGCAATCATTTCAATCTTGCCTTGGCTGGCAGCAGTCATGGCAGCAACAGCCGTAGCCGTTGTTGATTGCAACGCATCAGCATCCAAGCCCATTGCTTGACGACTTACACCTGTGCGCTGTTCCTTAACTCTGTCCATATATTCTAATGCAGGAAATACAGAGCGAGATACTTCAGGAACTTGCAAAGGCTGCACCATACCTGGCGCACGAGTTCTAACAATGCCACCAGGTCTGTTGGTCAACAGGTCATCAAGATTAACCTGACCTTCAACAGCAATCACACGAGCGTTATTTGTGTTGTAAATATTATCAAGCAACTGGCGCATCAAAGTTGACTTAATCAACTGCACATCCATCACAAGCTCGGCTACAGAACGACCAATAGCTCTGTGTGGCATCAAGATTGGTGACAATATAGAAAACGGAATATGGTCAAATTCTTCGTTTTCAAGAATATAATGACCTTCACCGATAGTTAAAACACGACGAAACTCAGCAATACCATCGCCATCATAATCAGTACGGATATAGGATTCGACAACCAACACTTCCCGCATTGTCGGGTCAAGGCTGTCGAAGTCAGAGTTAGTCTCAAGCTCTTCAAACCTGCTGGTTCGCTCTTCTGAGATTTCAATGTCTGTGTATCCAGCGTATGCTTCAATCTCTTCTCTGTCATAACCCATCTCCACCAAATCACTAACTGTCATGGTTGTGCGATGTGCTACAAAGTCAGCGTCCTCAAGAGACTTTGCACGTTTGCCAATCAAAAACTCTTCAGGCGGGACATTTTCAACAACAACACGACCAAAGACGTTTGTGCGGCGCACCTTAATATCATAAGCAATAGGGGCTGGCAGGACAGTGCCATCTGGCATTTCCATCTCTTCGCCAACTTCACGCTCTGCCTGTGATACAATTTCTACATTTGGGTCAGAAACAATAATGGTAAGCTCTTGCTCATTCAAACCGCTATACTCTTCGGTTTGCATTTCAGCAGTTTCATCCCAATAATATTTCACGATACCTAGTTTTTGAAGCAACGCATCCTTGAACCAGTTGTGCATGATTTCAAAGCCGCGATTGTCATTATTAATAATCCAATTACAATAATCACTAGCTTGCTCGGCAGCAGCAACATCTTCTGGGCCTTTAGGCATAAACTTTACATACTCATCTGATGACGCAAATATACGCATCAAATTAGGCATGATGTGTTCAATCGTATCTGAAACTTCAGTGCTGACTACTTGTGACCTATCTGGCTGCTCATTACCAAATGGCTCACCAAGATAGTAGTCCATTGCATCAATGCGGTCTTGAGAAAACTCAGTGTCGTAATAACCTAGAGCTTGTTCAATCTCGTTGCGAACAATAGCCTGAAATTCAATATCACTTATTTTTGCCATTTGCTTTCTTGGTCGTCTTTTTAACGCCAACCTTCTTTACAGACTTTTTCACAACTTCCTGTGACTTTTCTGCCACAGTTGTAGGCTGTACATCAAGAGGCTTCCTGCAAGACTTGCAAAGACCCTGATACCCATTAGGGTTGGGATGACCACAATGAGGACAAATCATTTCTTTTCCTTCCGTTTTGGACGACCACGCTTGCGTGGTGCTTCCTGTTGCAACTTAGCAACCTCTTCAGCTTTGATAAGCTCTTGAGCTTTTTCAAGCGCACGATTACGCCTGTAAATAGTTTGAAAAACAACCTGCTCTGTCATGTTTTTTTACGAGCCTTCTTTTTTGCTCTGTCTGATAACTCAGAAAAGTGAAAAAGTTTTTTGCTATTTTTAGTATGCCTAGCACCACTATGGAGTTCACCATTGGGCATCTTGTGCATACCACCAGTGTGTTTCGTGCCATCACGAAAATAATGTGGAACACCTTTAGCCATTGCTATTTACTCTTTTTCTTTTTGTTTTTTTTCTTAGTTTTTTTCTTACCATAATTCTTATCGTACATAGTAAACTCCTACCATTTCTTGCACGACCAATATCCAGCCGTTAGTTTAGATTTTTTCTCATCACATTTATGACGAGCGCGAAAGCTCTTCCTTCTTGCAGGAATGTTTTTTTTAATAGTCATGTTGGGGTCGCCAAAGCGAACCAACTTAACATTATCACCCTCTTTTGCCAGCACAGCAAACTTCTTACTTTTACCTGGCGTTCTCTTGGGTTTATTATAGCCAGAAAATCTCTCACCTCTATATGTAATACTCATCTATTAATCCTCATGTGATGTCGTGGCCCCAACTTCTTACGAATATGCAAACCACGCTTCTTATGTCTACGCCTCACCTTAGTCGTTGGACGATAGGTGTTAACCATCATCTTAGCCATCAAGCCTCTCCATAAATGCCTTCAGGGGAAACGCGAATACTAGAAACAATCTCCAAAAACTCATCAGGTGTCATCCCACCTTGTTGGGCGCAATAAGCAGAAGCAAGAAGGCAAACATCCAAAAGATTAGACCACTCATTACCAGAATCAATTAAATCCTCAAGAGTGTCGGCAATGGACTGAAAAGCATCCCCATCAATAAATTGAATATCATTATGCAACATCATACAATCCAACTCGCAGAGTCATAATCTAAACTGCTGTTCCACTTATATCGTGAACCACTTTTAGCAAGACTAGCACGAGAAGCAAAAGTTAAGCAAAGGGCATCTGCAACATCAGGGCTGTTCAAGCCACGACGTTTCATCTCATCCTTAGACTCAACTTTTAATTTACCATTGGACGTAAACTTAAAACGGGGCTTGCAAAGGTCAGACACCAATTCATCATCATCTGGCAGAGAACAATCCCTGTCCTCTAACCACTCCTTTGCCGCAAACCACAACTCATCACGCAAACGACTATACTTGTCGTTCATAGATGAACTTTCCGCTACGTTGATACCCCTGCAAGGGAGGTCAAGCTCAATAAGCCTGTCGACCACGCCAGCACCCAAACCGATACTGTCAACCAATATCTCAACTGGTCTATCACTCCAACTAGTCGTTTCATATTCATTTAAAATTATCCCACATACTTCCATCAAGTCCTTGTTCCGCCAAGTCTTGATAGGTTCTGTTACGACATTTCCCTTGCGTTTGCAAAGGGCTGTTTTGTCACTACCAAACCTAGCAACATCAAGCCCCCAAACAACAGGTGTCGTCTCCGCAGCTTCCTGCTCACGCCTCACAGCAGCCTCTGCCAAGTGCATAGGAATGACCACATCATCATCCGCTTCAGGCCACTCACCCAACACACGCACCCTATATATATTACTCTCCTCACCATATTTCAGCTTCATGTCCTCAATAAAGCCTTCAGACACCTGCGTACTGTCAGACGATGCTACCTTCATCGTAGACCAACGCTCTGCCATCTTATTAAATGCCTCATAAAAATAACCACTCGTCCTTGTCGGGTTGCCCGTCATAACAGTCTTAGCACCCTTGGTAGACATAGCACCCTCACCAACCTCAAATATCAAATCATCAACACCTGAAGCCTCATCAATCAAAAACAACATATTAGGGGAGTGAAAACCCTGCAAAGCCTCTGGGGTCTCCCTACGAGCAGTCCTGGCAACAGCAAAACTATCACCACCAATAAACTCAATCTTGTCCGACTTCACATCCAACAGGTTACGAAAACCCTCTGGCAAACGCCTATGCCACTTCGCAACCTCTGCCCACAAAATATCACTCAACTGACTAGCCGTGTTTGCCGTGCAAGCAACCCTAGACGGCGTTCTCGTCAGCAACCACCACAATATCAACCAACTCAAGAAAGCAGTCTTGCCAATACCGTGACCAGACCTAATCGCAACCCTGTCATTATCACGAACAGCATACAACGCATCACACTGCCACTGCTCTGGCTCAACACCAATAATACTACGCACAAACAACACAGGGTCTAGCGCAATAGCCTTTAATAACTCAATCTCATTTTCCTTCATATCTCTTCCTTTACAACGAAGGGGGCAGGTAAAAGGAGAGGAAAACCCGCCCCCCTCTATTGGGAACGCACAGGGAGGAGAAGCGTTCAACCAATATTGTACTCTCCTCTGTGATATTATTGCCACACCAAAAGGTGGCTAGGCAAGGGGCTATGTTGGGCGAAGTAAACACCGCAATTAATTAGGGGTAAATATTTTCGGGGAAATTTTGGCTAGGGACGTTAAAGGGTTTTATTTTTGAAGGGGGGGTGGGGGAAGAATGGAGAGGAAAATGGAGAGGGGATAAAAATGGAGAGGTATATACACACTATACACGCCCCCGCCGATATTTTTCAGGGGGGGTGTTCACGATTTGTTCCCCCTCTGTTCTCTGTTCCCGTTTTGTTCCCGTTCTGTTTCCTGGTGTTGCATAATTACAACAAAAGTTTTTATTCTTCTATATCTATCACGTCAGGCTTGACTGTTGCAGATATGTCACAGTCCAAAGTCTTTGCATCAATCTGTTCATTGAGTGCTGATTGAACTGATTTCAAAGCATCCAAATAGGAAGCTTCAGCGTTCACTTGCATATCAACTTGGCGGGGCATGAATTGGCTGATTGCCCTCAGTGTATCTTGGGGCTTTGCTTCTAGTTCACGGGCTAATATCTCGTGTAGCGGAGTCTCACGGCTGTCTAGTAGTTCAAGAGCCTTGTCAAATTCCTGCCTGATACGCATGACAACGCTGTAACCATGACCTGACTTTGGCGGTCTACCACCTTTATTCTTCACCACATTTGAACCCATGTTATAAACCTTTTTCTCACCTTGTTTTCATTGACAAATTAGCATCAAAACACCCCTAGCACAAATGCTAGGTTTTTTTTTGTGTTTTTTATGGTCTTATCACTGTGCTGAGTTGGTCAGCAATCAAAAGGAGTTATACAAAATGAGTAATCACGAAAATTTTTCAGAAGTCTTAAACCGCGCAATGGCAATGCTGAAAGACCACGGCTATAACTTTAAACAGGACGTTATCTGCATGGATTTAATGAATGCAGATATCAACTTTACCAAGATGCTTGAGCTTGACGATTTTGGTTTTTCACATGACTTGTTCGGGATTATTAAGAACATGAACAGACAAGTTATACCAGCACGTTTGGAGAATTGCTTTTTACCTTATTCTGCTAATTAGTCGAAACGCCCGTCAGGGCGTCCAGTGAAGTTGATTACTTCATTGCTGATGAGATAGACTAAAAAGGAGTTATCAAAATGACAAAATGGCAAATATTTTTATTGTCAATATATGGCCTAATAACAGCATGGCCTTTATATGCGATAGTTTACATTATTTGTACATATTAAAGGAGTTATTAAAATGACTAAAACTGATTTAGATTTAAATTATTATGATTTGGAAAATTATTTATCCGAATATCGCATCAAAGATTTGCCAGATGGTTGTGTCGGATATGTTTACAGAAAAGACATTTTTAAAAACTCAAATCTCAATTACTGGTCACTTAAGTTTTGGTTTCCAGATGATGGCATAAACGATTTTAGTTATGAGATGTTTGAAACATTAAGCGAATTAAAGAAAGCATTATCCCAAAAAATAGCAAAAGCTAAATAGTCGTTTAGAAGGC